TGTTCCACGGAGCAGTTTGTATGGAGCGCCCTCAATGAGGAAGAAATCGGTTCCCTCATCGAGCAGCTGCAGAAGCAACAGGAAGACCAGCAGAAGATAGACAATATCATTGCAAATGTTTACTGCGATCGCTCGGGAAAGAAGCACGAGGATATCATCAGGGTGATGTCTGAAGCCAAATGGCATACCGTGGATGAGTGCATCGATCTCGGTTTAGTCGATGAGTCGATGGATGGCAAGCCGGCTGAAATCACGGAGTCAACACAGAACTTCATCAAGTACAACAATCTTCCAGCACTGCCAGAGGTCGTCAATTCCTGGTATGAGAAGAAGCCGGGCTTCCTGGAACGAATCTTCGGAAAGGAAAACTCACACAAAAATGTTTTAGATATGATTAAGAAATGGACTCACATCAACAATGTTCTCAACGTAGAGGGCATTGAGGCAGAGGAATCAGCCAAGGACTGCACCATCTCCCAGGAGCAGATGCAGAAACTGGAGGATAAGATTGCTGCCGACTCCAGCTCGATCAAGACCAAGAACGAGGAACTCGACAAGGTCAAGAACGAGAAGAAGGAACTGGAGGATAAGGTCAAGAACCTGGAGAAGGATAAGAAAGACCTTGAAGAGAAAGTAAAGGATCTGGAGAAAGAACCGGGTGGCGAAACCCACACTGCCGTAGATGACAACAAGGCTCAGGACTTCTGCTCAGATCAAGTATCGGACGTTTTAATTGATTTTGCATAATATGGCAGAGAATGATAAATTTGTTGCACCTGTTGACGTACAGGAACAGCTGCAAAAGACGGCAAAGATCTACCGTAATAAGTTAATCACCATGCCTACCAGAGGTCTGAAGAAGTCACTCAGCTACATGACTCTTCGCCCAGGCATCCGTGTATCAGAGACCGTAGGCGAACTTACAGGCGGTGCTGAGTTCGGTCCATACGATGAGAACCGCGTAGCTGACGGCAACGTCAAGATTACACCTCGTACCCTGGAGGTGTTCTTTGGCAATGTCGATATCAAGTTCTCACCTAACTCAGTTTATTCCACCATCTGGGGCGCCAACGTCACTAATGGCGATGCCCTGAAGAATGTGCCTATCACGCTGCAGGTTCTTCAGCTCCTCGCCCTGAAGCTCGGCAAGAACCTCGACAAGGTTCTGTTCAAGGCAGCACGCAACCCTACAGGAACAGGTTCTGTTGACCTCTTCAATGGTTTTGATACCATTGCCAAGACTGAACTGGATGCCGGCAAGCTTTCAGCCAAACTCGGAAACCTCATCAAGGTTGCAGATATCCTGGGCGACAACAAGACCATCAACGATGACAACGCCGTAGATTTCGCACAGGGCATCTGCGAGTTTGCCGATGAAGAGCTGATGGCAGAGGATAAGGTTTACCTTTACGTTCCTCAGTCATTCGTCAACCTCTACAACCGTGCCTTCCTCAAGAAGTTTGGTGCTGCTCCTTACAACAAGGATTACAACCACCTCACCGTAGAAGGATTCGGCAACGTTGAGTTCGCTGTCCTTTCCAACAAGAAGGATGCTCCTTTCTTTGAGCTTACTACCAAGAGCAACATGCTGGTGGGCGTCAACGAGATCAACAACAACGATGCTGAGCAGATTAAGGTCGAGAAGTATCACCCATGGAAACTCGACTTTATTGCTACCAAGTTCTTCGGTACCCAGTTTGAGAGCATCAACAAGGAGCGAGCCCTGTTCATCACCGATGATGGTACCAAGCCACTCATCCAGAAGGCAGCCACATCATCTGCCAGCCAGACTGGCGGCAAACAGAGTGGCAAGGACGATACCGCTGACGGAAACGTCTAATGTTTCACCTTATATAATATAGGAGATTAAAAAATGGCATGTACTAACAAAGATTTATATAAATCAGTGCGCAAATGTCCGGGTACGATTATTCGTCCCGGCATTAAGCCGAAGTTCCTGGCCATCCCGCTTTCGCAGATTCTTGCATGGCCAAAGCTTCCAGATCCTGGCGATACCACCAAGGGACTGGAGGAACTCGCCACCTATAAGGGTGACTTCACTCTTGCCGCTGATGCCAAGTGGCACGCAGTTGACCTCGTAGCACTCAAGTCTTCCATCACCACGGAGACTCAGGGCGAAGCTCCATCAGCTACCTTCCTCAACAAGGCAGAGTATATCATCGGCGGCACTGATGCCGATATTACCGGTTTCGGCCGTATGGCGATCAATGACGAACTGGTCTATGCCCAGCAGGATCCTAACGGGCGCTTCCGCATTCTCGGTAACGAGATGTTCCCGGTGAAGACCACATTTGCCCAGAACAGCGGCGCCGGAGCTACCGACTCAAAAACCTCAACTCTCGGCGTAGAGGCCACCGATTTCTGCCCTGCTCCATACTATGATGGCAAGCTTGAGACAGATGAAGGTGATATCAAGGGCAGCGATGGCTCTGCTTGGGAAGCAACCGGTCATGCGTAAGATTTGCCCAAATTTACATAACTACACATACTGATTTGCTTAGGTGGCTCTCGCTTCGTGCCTGAGCCGCCTTTGTTTGTTTTCACCTTATTATATAATTGAATATGGATCATCAATTTACAAGACAGATGCAGGAGTGGCTCAACTCCAAGCACGAATCGGATGCTGAAATCATCAAGGGAGCAGATATGCTCTTCCGTCTCAACCGAAACCGGTTCTATCATGTCCGAGCAACCCGACAGCCCCAGGCATACCGCACCAACATAGAGTATGAACTGAATAAGTTCCTCAAGATCCGTCTCGACAACATGACCATCGAGGAGGTCAGGAAGATGAACGATATCGTGATACCTGAAGCCCAGGCTATCATTGCCGAAGGAGAAGCGGAGAAAATCGGAGAAAATGAGAGAATATCAGAGAATAACGGAGAAAATCAGGGAAAATCGGAGAAAAACGGCGATTCCATCGAGGAAAATGCCTCTACCGATGATACAGAACTCCCGTCCTCGGATAGCGATGGAGTGGCTGTTGTCCGTAAGGGCAAGCGCAAGGATCACGATTTCCTGCCCAAGGAAGTAGCCGACCTCTGGGATATCAACGCCAAGCGATACAAGGAAATCAAATCTACCTTCGAGACGCTCAAGGCGATGGAAGACAAGGAACCATGCGACCGATACGAGCATCTGAAGATTCTTTCGGATCTCGACAAGAAGTATCGTGCCGATATGCTCACCTACGACTCATACCAGGTGACACGTGCCGACCGTGACCGTGTAGCTAAAGCCAGACTCGCCGAAAATGCCAGCCAGGGTTAAAGTTGCCGATATACTCAAGCCCATCGATGAGGTGAAGACACAGGCATACTTCGGACGGCACCTGCACACACTCGGACTCATCAAGTGGATCCTTTCACAGATTGGTCCTGCTGATGTGTGGGTGTCTTCCTACTCCACCTCCGAGGAGTTCCTCAGAGGTTTCCGCCTGATGCGGGATTCGGGCAGCATCTCGTCGGCAAAGATGCTGCTGGATGTGAAGGCAAGCAAGAAGACCGTACACCTGTGGCGGCTTATGTCGGCATGCTTCGATGATGTCTATCTGGGCGAGAACCATTCCAAGGTGACGCTTTTCCGGAATGATCAGCATGTTGTTTCGGTCGTCACGTCCCAAAACCAGACATACGGCAGCCGTGACGAGAGTACCATCATCACCACGGAACCACAGGTCTTTGCCGACCTGTTCAATGGATATACCAGTCATTGTGACAATCAAAGCTTAAGAATCAATGGAAATTACTCAGGAGTTACTCAACAAAGTGCAAGAGCTGGCAGAGAACCTGACTCCGATCTCGGAGATGTCCGTCCTTTTGGATATTAAGGAGGATGTTCTGCGTGAAGAGATTCTCGACCCTGCATCAGAGCTCCGGCGCGTCTATTATCTGGGCATGGCAAAAGTCAGGCAGCAGATTCGCAGGAATGAGCTGGAACTGGCTGCAGCCGGCTCACCTCAAGCCGTACAGCGCACACATGAATATCTGAATAAAATGATAGAGGAGATCAAGATATGAGAGAACCAGCTAACATCGATGCCATCATCGACCTGATGGACCGCACACCCGAAGAGATGGATGCACAGAATGTTCCCGCACCCGTGCGTGACCGCATTCTGCGCATCCGGGCTCTTTATGCCTGGTGGCTCATCAATCCACGCAAGACAGACCAGGAACTGGTCTTCAAGGATATGCAGGACTACAAGGTGCAGCGCATGATGGCTTACAATGACCTGCACCTCATCAAGCTCATATTGGGCAACCTGCAGAAGGTTTCCAAGGACTTTGCCCGGTACCGCTTCGACCAGATGATTCAGCGCACCTACGAGAAGGCAGACAATATGGGCGATGCCAGAGCCATGGCTGCAGCAGCTGCCGCATACGGCAAATACCACCTGCTCGACAAGGAAGACCCTGTGGATAACGGCTACGACATGATCCAGCCTCAGGTATTCATACCTACTACCGACCCTCGCCATCTCGGACTGAAGCGCATACCGAACGTGATGGGTACCATCAAGAAGCTCATCAGGAAATACACCGACAACTCCATGGATCTCATCAGGATCGAGAGCGAGGATTATGACGAGCAGCTCCTGGAATATACACCAACAGAAGAAGTCAAGGAAGAGGAGAATTCATTATGATAGAGCAATATTTCAATCCGGCACAGCAGGAAGTAAACCTCATCAATGCCCGCGACTCTGTGGTCGTGGGCGGTCGTGGTATCGGAAAGAGTATCCTGCATGCCACCTTCAACCTGCGCAACATGCAGCGTATGCCCGGAAGCGACGGAGGTTTCGTATCTGCCAACACCAAGCGATGCCTCACCAATACGCTTCCTTCCATGCTCCAGCACTGGGAGCGATGGGGATTCCACCGGGGCAAGCATTATCTCATCGGCATCAAGCCACCCAAGAAGCTGGGATGGCCGGAACCGGTAATCCCGCCTTCCAACTGGGAGAACACCATCTCTTTCTATAACGGGTCCATCGGTACCATCATCTCGCAGGACCGAAAGGGAACCTCCAACTCCCTCTCGCTCGACTACCTGGATATCGACGAGGCGAAGTTCATCAACTTCGAGCAGCTGAAGGATGAAACCTTCCCTGCCAACCGTGGTAACGTGAATCTTTTCGGGCGCCACTACTACCATCACGGCATGCTCATCACCTCGGATATGCCCGTAACCAAGAAGGGTTCCTGGTTCCTCAACTACAAGAAGGACTGCGACCAGCAGCTCATCGACGCCATCTCTTCGCTCGTGGTGGAGGAATATGATATCCGCAACCGTATCAAGACCTCAGGGCACATCAGTCTCTATGCCAAGCGCAGACTCAAGGAGATAGGGCTGCACCTGGCACAGCTGCGCTCCAAGGCTCTCTTCTATAAAGAGTATTCTTCGGTATATAACATCGAGGTACTGGGTATGGATTTCATCAAGCAGATGAAGCGAGATCTGCCAGCCCTCACCTTCCAGACCTCCATCATGTGCAAGCGCCCTTCCATCTCGCTCGACGGCTTCTACTCCAATCTCCGGGATGTGAACCTATATACGGCGCCTAACCTCGCCTATCTGGACGGGCTGGAGTATGATATCGACAAGCTTCAGCATGTGGATTCACGCATGGATGATGATGTGGATCCCGACCGCCCGCTGTGCATCGCCTTCGATGCCAACGCCCTGATCAACTGGATAGCCGTGGGACAGGACAACCTGCGGGGTGAAGCCCGCTGCCTGAAGAGTATCTTCGTGAAGTATGAGGAGAAGCTGCCTGCCCTGCTCGATAAGTTCATGCAGTATTACGAGTATCACCGCTGCAAGGAGGTGAACTTCTACTACGACTCCACCTTCGTGGGCAACAACTACGCCCTGATGAATGATGACTTCCATACCTTCATCACCAACTACCTCACAGACCATGGCTGGTATGTGAACGATGTGTATCTGGGCAACCCGATGAGACATCTTGAGAAGATGCTGCTCCTCAACCGTATGTTTGTGGGAAGAGCTGAGCACAGGATAATGATCAATAGCGAGAACAATGAAGACCTGCTCATCTCCATCCGTCTGGCAGGAGTGTATAACGGCAAGAAGGATAAGCGTGGAGAGAAGCTGGCTGAGACCGAAGAGGATAAGCTGGAGGCTCGCACCGACGGTTCTGATGCCTTCGATACGCTGATGATTGGTATAGAGAAGTTCCCGCAGTCTGATGGGTACATCGCTACTGGCTCTATGCTGTAACAGATAAGCTCTCATAAAAAATGTTCTAATGTAAATCTGGTGGTGGCATTCTTGCCCGACCGCCGTTGAGGGGAGTGCGCTGCGAAGCGTGCTCCCTTTTCTTTTCCTTTTACCTTCTTACAAATTCTTTAACGGTCGTTTACATATTCCGCCCGTCTCAAGGAGGCAGGAAGCGCCCTCGGGCGTAGGGCAGTGGGGGAGGCTTTTCGGCGACAAAGGGGAATTATTTTCCCTTTGAATCCCTAAAACCCCGATAAAATCGAGGTTTTCCAACCTTTGGGTGTGGAAAACCTGTCGTAAAACGACACATTCGGCATCTTCAACTTCGAGGTCGAAGCCTGCCAAATGTTGCGATTTCATCGGTCTAAGGTATGTTTTCCGTTCCAAAGACCGCAAAACATCGTTTTTTCATAGCGCAAATTCCTCATCTCCCTGTATTGTATATTTTAGTTAAAATTTGCGCATTTTTATGCCCTGCTCTTTGTTCTTTTGGATATTATTTATTATCTTTGCACCTACAAAAGATAATAATGCTATGCATGATTCGGGCAGGCTTCGTGTAGAGCAATATATAACGATATACAGCTGTAATGGCTCGTGCTGAAGGACTGCCCTCTGGATGCACGAGCCGTTTTTATTTATGAGAAAGATAATAGGATACGATGATGATGAGTGGAGCCATTCAAGCGATGATGGCAGCGGATACTCAAATGAAGGTCATGGCAAACATTGAAAATTTAATTAAGGCTACAATGAGAATTATCAGGAAGTCTATTCCTACAGACCACTTGATAGCTCTCATCGCCTTATCTATCACCTGGCATCTGTCTGTGAGCTGCTGCCTGTTGTAGTGGTAAGCTTCCTCTGCATATTCTATGCTATCCAGCAGACAATTCTTCAGGTATATCTTGTTGGCCACATCATCACTTCCGCCCGAGTGTCTTCTTGCATAAGCAATGTTTTTGTCCTGCATATACCCACTTGCAGCGCTTCCTGCATACCTGAATCCGTGTACCGATATAACTTTAGTAAACATCAGTAATAAGGCATCGCTAATTCCGAACCATAGAACTAAAGCCAGCAAGAACTGCACCAAGTCATGGGTATTAACCATAAAAGCA